CCACATAGAAGCCGATAATCTTTTAATTGAGTATATCAACGATGATGAAGTGACAAAAATTTTTGAGGCTATTCAGAAATGGTATTCTTAACAATTTAAGATTTAATGAAAATTAAAAGAATGAATCGTATTGCGTAATAGAATTTCACATAGTGTAAACCATTTTTTTTAATGCAACTTAATATACATTATCAGACATAAAGGGTCAAGATGTTCAGAAAATATGTAAAACTAGATAAAGATATGTGTTATTCTAAAATTTTTTTTTGTAATGATAAATCGAAAGAGGAATGGGATAATCTTGATCCTCAAATTAAGAGAACTATTGAGATAAGTGTGCAGAGAAATCTTAAACAATTTATTGAGAATATGACCGTAAAAGATTCAATTGATTTACTGGCTATTTTGTATTCAGAGATTGTAGAAAGATTGGAAAAGCTGGAAAAACATTCAATGAAAGAAGAAGAAATCAAGGATTATGAAAATGAGTGAATGGAATTAAAAATATGCACCAAAGAAGTATTATAGAGAATTTTTTATCAGAAAAAGATGCTGAGGAATTTGCTGAATGGGCTTTCGGAGAAAACTTTAGGGAAATATTACGTCCAGATTTAGTTTTGGCCTGGAATAATTTGCATAGTCATCAATTGATATTATCGAGTGATGGAAGGCCTTCTGAAGATATCCCTAAGATGATTGAAATTTGGAGAAATAGAAATGAGTGAATGGATCAATGTTAAAGATAGACTTCCTACCTTAAGTTATGTCGGTTTTACCCATTGGATGCCATTATCAAAGAATCCAATATGAATAGTTATTTTGAACATTAATATTGACGTCTCTAAGGGTTTAATTTATAATGTTAATTTAAGATTTTGTAAAGAAAAATAGCATTATTTTAAACCCTAAAACAAGAGAAAAATATGACTATTCAATCAAATATGCCAGACGTATTATTCGGAAATTATGAACTAAAAAACACTCCACAACCATTTACGAAGTCTCCCCCGATTGCTTTATCGAAAACTTATGATAAAATAGCAGATCTTGAAATTGAATCATTTTTGTGTCCTATATCTCTTGATAAATTCGTAGATCCAGTCGTAGATAGATGTGGACATACTTTCAGTAAAGCGTACATTGAATCATATTGCAAAATGAAATCTGTTGACGGGAAAATATTCCCTTGTCCTATAGATAGAAGTAATCTTATTAATATAGACGATTTCAAGCCTAATTATACCGTCGTAGCTGCTATGGACGAATCCAACAAAGCTGTTAGCGATAGCTATAAAGGACTTTCAGACAGAATATCTTCACTTGAAGCTAAAATAGAATTACAATTCAAACAATCAGAAATAGACAAAAAAACTTTCGAAGCTAAGTCAGAAACAGATAAAAAAGATTTCGAAAATAAGATGTTTGATCTTTATTCTGATGCTAAACAATTGAAGCTGCAAAGAAAGATTCGTCATCAACAAGTAGAGAATTTTAGGAATATGAGTTTATTCGACCGAATAAGCATAGTTTTTTTTTATTCATATGCAGAGACAATTCAAAATCGGGGCTTGGACGAATTAGATCACGACGACTTGAAAGAGCGGGTCTCACTGAAGCGTCATTGCGTAAAGACAAATTCTATAAGTTTCTAAAGGCAACTCGCGCAGTAGCTGAGATATTTCAGAACTAATCAAATGTGATATTAAGCTATGTGGGGCGGTCCTACATAGCTAATATATATTTTTCATTAAGCCGCATGTAAATCTTAAACCTAAGAGACTTTAGAGATGCATGTGGTTTTTTTATGGAATTAGGAAATGAAGAATAAAATAACCAAGAAAAGAGCTTGGAAACATTTTAAGAAGCATAAAAAATGCCCTTGTGGGCGTCGATGCGGTTGGGTATTAAAAAGAGCTTGGTTGTCGGTTAAATTTGGGTTTAAGAGTGGAACAGATGTTTGAAGAATTAAAATTAATTAAAAAAACAATTGAAGAAAAGTTTCCGTTCCTACAATGTATTATTGTCCAACAAAAGGAAATTCATGGAAATTCTAAAGACATTTCGAATACATTTGAAAAGCCTAACCCCATTGATAATGAATAATGATCAATTATGTGACCCATTAAATATTTTAAGAAAACAAATAAATCCCATTCAGTCTTTAAGAAAAAAGACTGATAGCCACCACTATGCATTATCTAGATTAGGTTGGGAGGGAAAATTATTTTATGATCATAAAATTGGGATATTTATACCTTCAAAGATTATTATGGGATGTTTTAGAGCTGGAGCAAAAAAAAATAAGTTAGGGGCTAAAATTATAAGTATATTTTTAGAATGCGCTCCAGGTCCATCAATAATAGGACTTGAAAAATACACACCAGAAAAATTATGGCAAGTTAAAAATAAACATGATGAACCTTTATATCTTTTTAGAGACAGCGTGGTCATAAACAAGCAAAGAATAATGAATTCAAGGCCTATATTCACTGAATGGGAAATAAAATTCAATCTAACCATCGATGAGCATTTAGAAGAAGATGAACTGTTATTAATAATTAAAACAGCTGGGCACTATTGTGGAATGGGAGATTTGAGACCTCAAAAAGGAACGGGAACATATGGAAGATTTGAACTAAAGGATATGAAAAAAATATGAATTTAAACGAAGAAGAGATTATAAAAAGATTGCAAATCTATTGCTCATTTGATTACGGACAAATTATTACACAAAACATATTACAAGAAGTTTTAAATGTTATATTAAGTGAATCTGATGGGATAATATCTGTAGGACCTATATTATATATAAAAGAGATTATAGAAAAAAAAGGGTTCATTTGTGTAAGAGATGGATTGAATTTAAAAATTCTATCCTTAGAAGATATGAGAATTAAAGCGGAAAGAAATATAAAAAACTCCAGGAATTTACTGAGAAGAAATAGCAATTCTATGTCAAAAGCAGATATTTCAGCTTTAAACGAAAACGAAAAAGCTAGGCATCTTAATTCATTAAATAAAATTGTAATGACTATGAATGCTATGTCGAGTAATTTAAGAACAATTTAAGTTTTTTTGTGTTATGTTATGTTTTGTTAAGTTAAGTTTGTTTGTATTGGGTTACGTTCGGTTTTATTATGTTTTGTTGCGTTGGGTTAAGTTGCGTTGGGTTAAGTTAGGTAGTGTCTTATTTTTTTTAGGTTTAATATGTCCAGATCAATAAAAAAGAATCCAGTAAGTTGATTATGCGTTAATAACTATGGTGAAATGAAAAAATGGAAGACACAAATTGATAGAAATTTAAGAAGGAACGACGATGAAATGCCATCTGGAATGTTTTACAAAAAGACAAATGATATCTGGGGAAGTCCTTCCGATGGAAAATGAAAAATGTTTGGATCAAAAGATAAAAAAGACTATAGAAAATAAAATGCCACAAGCTGTTGCATCATCAATATGTTAAAAGGTTGATTAAAGAATATAATGAGATGGAAAATGAGAAAATTAAAAGTTACAGATGAGGAATTCGAACCAGTATTACATATATATGCAGCTGGATATGGAATAAATCAAACAGAGATAATAATTAAATTATCAAATTTTGATGAAGCTGAATATCATTGCTATACTATTGAATCTGCTAAAGAAATGGTCAAATATCTAAATATGGCTATTGAAGATGCTGAAAAAAGAAAACTTATGCCTATAGAAGATGAAGAGGATGATGAAGAGAGATAAATGCCCACATTGCAATAACAATTACGGTTTTTCATATACTAGGATTGTCATTTTCTTCCTTCTTGTAATCCTATTCCAGTTAGTGGATAGAGTCTTTTTTTAAATTTAAAATATTTGCTTGTCATTTGATCCAAAATACTCTATACAATACCCCTAAGTTAAAATAATTTTTTGACAAAAGGAGTATTTAATGGATAATTCCCGTTCAGGCGCTTCTCGCCTAAAAAAAACCAATCCCGACAAAGGCCCTAAAATGATCGAAGGAGCACATTCTTTTGATAAAGGCTATGAATCTGATGGAGATGTATTTGGAGATGATAAAGTATTTCCACATGACCACGAAAGAGGTAATGAGTATGTACGGCTTAATAGAGAAATCAGTTCACGAGATAGTAAAAAGCTTACACGCGGCAAGTTTACTAAGATCGCATGATTACAGTACCCTATCAGTCTAGCGGTCAGCAACTTGGCGAAACACGCCAGGCAATGACTAAAACGCTCATGAAAGACATTGAAAAGGTCATGGATGAGTTAAAAGACCGTAAAGATAAATATTACATATTAGTGCATGCAAAGCCAGCTTCTTGGAATAAGCAACAGATTGTTATTAAGATAATCAAAGGTATTCCAATAAAGCCTCACATGATGCTCTCATGTATGTTATTTGGCGTTGATAATCAACGTGGTATTTTGACTTTAGAGTGGACACTTCCAGGAGATTGGCCAACATGGTCCGTAGGCGGTAGTAATGAGCCTATTCCTGAGACAATCGCTTCTATGAAAGCCTCTAAGATTAAATATCATTACGAAGATTTCTTGCCACCTGTTTAAAAAATTTTGCTAAAAATGACAAGTAATTTTTTCAATCAGCGTCGACGGCCTTCAATGCGAAGAAACAACGGTCGTTTATTGGGCTTAATCTGATCTGAAGCCAGGATCAAAAGGAAAAAATGACTGAAGAAAATGAAGTGCTGGCTGATGAGTCAGTTCAAGAAGTAGCGGAAGTTCAAGAACAAATCGAATCACCTGCGGAGCCAAGAGAAGATGTTAATCAAGTTAACTGGCGTCAAGCAAATGAAGTGATGCGTCTTCAGAAACAAAGGATAGAGGAATTAGAAAGACAAAGCTCTTTCAAACAACCTCCTCCAATTGAAGAAGTCGACGAGTTTGCAAATGAAGACCCAGAGAACTACATAACAGTTGCTAAAGCTAGATCAATGGCTGAAAAAGCTGCTGAGAAGAAAGCTAAGCAATATGCTCAACAGGCCGTACAAGAATATGCTCAACAACAGAGTGTTGCAATCTCTGAAGAAAGAGCTAGATCTAAGTATGACGATTACGACTATGTGATGGAAACTTTTGCGCTTCCGATGATTAAAAACGACCCGGCTCTAGCTTATAAAATTCAGAACTCAAAGAATCCGGCCGAGACTGCATATAAACTAGGCAAAATTTCTGACGATTATGAGGGAACAATGACAAAAGCAGCAGTAAGCCCAAAGGCTGAAAAGATCTTAAAAAACTCTCAAAGGCCTACAAGCGTTAATGCTGCCGGCACATTGAAATCTCAAGCAGATAAATATAGTTCTATGAGTCAGGCTGATATTTGGGCTGAATCTCAAAAGTATGCTAGAAGGGCTTAAATTGGATTTAAGCAATGACGATTACGACATCAAACGCATTGCCACCACCTGTACAACAGTGGTTTGACAATGTGTTATTAAGTAGACCTATGCCAAAGCTTATACATAAGCAAATGGCTCTTAAGAAAGAACTACCACCTAACAGCGGTAGAATTGCTAGATACAGACGATATACAAACTTAGCAACTGCAACAGTTCCTCTTCCTGATAGCGGGTTAACTCCTCCAGGACAGATTTTAAATGCTGTTGATATTGATGCAAGACTTGATTTCTATGGAACCTATGTCACTATAACTGATAGTGTTATGTTCATAAATCAGGATCCTGTTTTAAATCAAACCGTTTCTCTTTTAGCACAATCGATGAGAGAAACTGAAGACGAATTAATTCGTAATATGTTGGCTTCCACAGCATCTGTAATTAATGCTACAGGTGGTGTAAACGGAGACAGTCCTACTGAATTAGCTCGTAGCGATATTGACGCTGTGATTTTAGCATTGCTTGGCAATGATTCAATCATGATTAGCGATAATATTGAAGGTACTTTGAAGTTTGGTACATCACCAATTCGAGAGGCTTTCTGGGGTATGACGAATACAGCTATTCTTGATGACTTAGAAGCCGTTACAGGTTTCGTTTCTCAAGCGCAATATCCGTCAAACATGAATGTACTTAATGCTGAATGGGGTTCAGTTTCAAACGTGCGTTTCTTGTACAGCTCAAAAGGGTCTGTTACTCCAAACGCATCTTTGAATGGTAATAATGTTTATAACATATTTGTAACGGGTCAAGAAGCTTATGCGATGATCGAGTTAACAAATGCTACAGCATCTTTTATTTACACACCTCCAGGAGGTCCAACTGACCCACTGAGAAGGTTGCAGCTTGGAGCATGGAAAATGGCGCAAGTACCTCGGATCTTAAATGACGCTTGGATTTTTAATCTTCGCGCTACACATTCATAGGAGGTAATTTTATGACTTTTCCAGGAAGAGACATGAGACAGGGAACTTTCACAGCTGGAACAACTGGTTCCGCTGGAACTATTCCTACTACAGTAACGGTTAACTGTGGATTTGTTCCTACCAAAGTTGAATTAATCAATATGACATTGCTTAATACTACAATGGCGGGAGGTCCTCCAGTTGCTAACCCAGGAGCAAATTATCTAACATTTAGAGCTACTTGGATGGAGCAATTTGCTTCTTCTGTAACTCCGTTTACTATGTTAGAAGCTTTAAGTCCAAGCGCTGCCACTATATCATTGGGGCGTGTACTTACAAATGGAATTAGCGCCTATCACGGTCAAGTAACACCAGCTAATAGTAGTCAAAATAGCTTAGTTTTAGGTCCAACTATTGCGGGTACAAACACCGCAAAAGGTACAGGAACTTTTACTATAGCATCAACAGCTACTCTTTATATTGGCGCGACTATTTTAATGACCAGAAATAGCGTTAATAAGCAATTAGGTGGAATGTATTTTACAGTAGCTACAATTCCTAGCTCAACAACCTTCACTATTGCAAACGCTGGATGGTTAAACACTGCTAATTTTACTGACGGTGCAGAAACTTTCAAAGTTCAGTTAGTATCAGTGCCTCCTTATTTTTATCCTTCTCTTGCAACAGTTGTAGCAATTAGTGCCGCTAATCCGGCAGTAGTTACAACTTCAGTTAACACCGGTTTAACTGTTGGTCAAGTGGTTAGGATAAGGGTACCGGCTGTGTTTGGAATGATGGATATAAATAACGTTACGGGAATTATATCGGCAGTAAGTGGAAACCAAATTACATTGGGTGGAACTACTGGCGCATTTAGTCTTAATAACGGAATTAATTCAAGTGCTTTTACAGCTTTTGCATGGCCTGCTGCTACCTCTGTTCCATTTAATTATGCAACAGTTACACCGGTTGGTTCAGGCCCTCAAATTGTGACCACTAACTTGTATAATGATGATACTTTACTTGATGCTACTCAAAATATTTCGTTCGATGGCTTTGTTGTCGGATCAGGTATTTTAAATACTGCTTCAGCAACAGTTTTCGGTGTAACCGCCGGAGATGTGTTTGCATGGACAGCATGGAGAGCAGATCAGTAATGACATTTACACCAGATAGGTCAAATATTATTGCTATAACACAATCTAATCCAGCTGTAGTAACTACAGGTCAGGATCATGGATTGTTTGATGGGGGAGTAGTACGTTTAGTAGTTCCAAAAAATTTCGGCATGTTTGCCTTAAATGGCATGCAGGTTCAAATAATTAGGCTATCATCTACCACTTTCTCTTGTTATATCAGTTTGGTACCTACAGTGATAACTGTTAATACAACATTTTTCCCGGCATTTGTGATACCCACAATGCCGGGATTACTAGCCTCTGTTTTACCAATAGGGCAAGGTCCAACGCCACAAGAAAACTTGGCTTGGCAAATAAATAGTGGATATTGCGAAAGTCCATTAGATGATGCAGTTTTAAACAATTCAACGGTAGAAATACCATTTTAGGAATTATGGCTAAAGATTTAATTTTACCCTCAGATTACAAAAACGATCCGCTTATTCACCGAAAAGGCAATAAAACAGCTGTAAATATTGGTTCTATAGAAGGAATGACAAGAGAAACAGATTATAAAGTT